AGCGCCCCCTCTAAAGGACATCCAACTACCCGCAGATCCGCCACCACCACCACCACCGCCGAAAATGGTTCCCGCAGCGTTCGCTATCGAAGTCGGTACGGTAAGCTTCAGCGCCGGACCTCCGGGGGAGCCGCTCTGACCCGCGCTAGTGACCGGAGTACCGTTCCAAAGAGAGTTACCACCCGCCCCACCCGCGCCCCCAGCTCCGTAGATACTACCTTCATTCACGATAGAGATCGTGGTTCCGGAAGCCCAGCCAGCTCCTTCATCGAATGCCGGAGTCCCCGCATTCGACGAAGATATAGTGACTCCAGAAGCAATTTTGACCACAATCCGCATAGCACCAGCTGGGCTTCCCAGTGCTGTGCGAAGGTTGTAATTGGTCTGATTGGACGTAATGTTAACCGTCCGCACGCCGCCAAGTCTGCCAAGAGCTGAGGGAATCATCAGAAGTTCTGCCCCGCAACGAAACCAAACCAACTAGATCCGCCGTCAAACGTGAGGAGGGAGATGACGTCCGTCTTACTAGCCGTAGCGGTGACGGTCGGCGCAGCTGCGCTAGCCCAGCGGATCGTTCCCGGCCAGGCAAACGTACGGCTACCCGTCGCATCTTGGGTAATGGCTAGCGTAATCATGAAGCTGATCGCACTCGGGACGTTGCTAAACGACAGCGAGCTGACATTACCCGTGAGCAACAGGGTGAACACCGCAGCCGTAGCGCAATCGAGCGTTACCGCACCAGTTGCTGTGGCGTTGCTCACGAACGTTTCCTTCGGCGCGACGAACCGTGGCTTGGTCAGAACCGAATCGGTCAGCGCCGTGGAGCTGGCACTTTGGGTCAAAACGCCCATCCATGCTGCGCCCGTGCAATACAGCACAATGGTGTCTTCCGGCTCAAGGCTGAACGTCGCAGCACCCTTGACAAGCTCAGCTCCATCCGGGTCGATGGTGACTGTCACACCTGAGTTAGCCGTAACCACCAGCATGTAGCCATTGCCCGCCGTAGCCGCAGCGGGCAGATTCAGCGTGGCGGTCGAGGTAAACTGCAGCACGGACATGTTGTCAGTCGCGGCTGCCGTATACGTGGAGCTCTTCGGCTGCAATCTCCACGCACGCCCGGCCAGGCCCGGCAAGGTGCTCTTCAGCGCGGATTTAATCAGCCGGAGGTGGTCATCGCCGTCCGAGCGATTGTCGCCACTCACAGGGTTAGTTACGACCAACTCATCCAGGTACGTTCCGGTCTCGAGCGACATCAGTCATCCCCTCCTTTGATCAGGTCCAAGCCGGTATTGGCTCGAGATTCAGACTGAAGCCAAATACGCTTTCGAGCCTTGGCTGCTGCATTAGTTTGCCGCTGGGCCATAGCTTCGTCCTGAAGATAGGAATCAGCGATCTTCGCGGCGGTGGCCGACACCAGCCACTCGATCGCGTGCGTCAGCCACAGGTTGGTCACGTTGCTACTCAGCACCGCATCGGCCCGATAGTAGAACAGGCGGAGAGTGTACGCCTCCTGTGGCGTGGGGCGGATGTACAGCCGATCACCCTGCACCGTGACAAATCCGGGCACACCACCAACTTCGTCCTGCGCCATTATTTCGGCAAGGAGATTGGCTCGGACGGGCGACCAGGGGAATTCGGCACCAGTGGCTTCCGGCTCTTGAAAGTAGAGAAAGGTATCTTCAATCTGGAGTAGAAAGTTACTGGGAAGCTGAACATAGTCTTGTCCCGAGGTAGTTACAAAAGTGGCGTCCGTATAGTCGGTAAACAGAAACCACGGCTTGAACTCGTTGTCGTCTTCCAGCTCTTCGGCCTGAACAAGCTGGAGCTCCAGATCGATCGTATCATTCAGATCGGTCCGAAACCCCAGCCGCGCAGCGACGAGCGTACGCGCTTCGTCACGGGTCATTTAGATCACTCAGTCAAAAAATCTTTGGCAAATTCGCTAAACGTAGGACAGTTCACGCGTCCCCGCTCGACGTCGCGTGAAATCTCGTCGATAATGGCACGATACTCGGAACGCAGCATTTGAGTGCTTGTCACCGAACCGCTTCGAATGATGTCGTGCCAGTACAGAGAACAGACCGCCCCACGTCTGATAATTTCTTTCTCAGCCTGAAGAATGCTCGATACCACGACGACGCGGAAGCTGTCACCAGCAACGAACGGAGTACCACCTGCCGTGATCGTGAACGACACGCCGCGGAAGGTGAACGCAGCGCCGGTGCTTCCCGTTCCAATGAACTGGTCACCGTCCACGGTGCGGACTTCAAAGGTCGTAGCCGCTGTGAGGGTCACCAGCCAGTCAACGTACGGGCAGCCAACTGTAAATGTTGGCGTAGATATCGTCCCATTGCCAGTGTTAAACCCGCCCGCTACACCGTATCCCGCTGCGGCCTGCGCCGAACCACCTCCTCCCCAGCAAGGAATTTCGAACGTGCGAAATCCAGGCAGGTTCGGATACGCGTACTGGATATTCCCAGACGTAATCCTCCCCAGGCGAAAACCTAGATCACTTAAAGCACGCTGCACGAGCGCATTCAGACTTCCTACCGGATAAATTGCCAGATCCAATCCTCGCGTCCAGTTCCTGGTCTGAAGATACGTTCGACAGGTTGCATACTCTGCGCGAACTTCTGCGTACGAGTACGAAGTCCCGATCGTCAGCGCGCCTGCAGCGTTGTTAGGAATTGCAATCTGGGTAATCCTCGTCCAGACCTTGTTTGAAACTGTTCGTACCAGATTCCCCCCGTACAGTGTTTCCGTCTGGGCTTCGCCGTTTTCTCCAAAACCCGTTATGACAAACGGACGCTGAGATTCGTTCGCTGCAGGCGTTATTACAATATGGCGAGGTGCGTCAAAAGCGCCTGATCCCACGGCGCCGTTAAGAAGAAGGTTTCCTGCTGTCGGTGTTTGAGACAGGCAGATTGAGTTGGCGGACTTGTTGTGCGCAGCGAAATGCGTGTTGGCGTGGTTGACGAGGTCCCACCCCAGGTCGTAGAGCCTCTGAAGCTGCGTTTCTGTCATATATCCCGCAGCTCCTACCAAAGTTGCCGTAACTCCGATGGTACCTACCAGCCCCTTCCGTGCCATGTACTCAATAGCTTCGTATTCGCTCGCCCAACAGTCGTCAAACATCAGAAGCGCTTGCGGCTTGGCGCGCGGCATCAGCCAGACCGAATCGATCGTTACGGGGGAGGTGCCGATCGTGTTGTTCGCGACGCTCGTGACCGTGAAGCGGATCGAGTCGATCAGCGTGGTCGTGTCTTTCAGCAGGTTGTCGCCGCCCGTGGTGTTCGGGAGGATGCCGTTCTGGATGACGCGCGTCGTGTCGGTGAATCCGTAGCGGTCGCCGGTGACGGTCAGCATGAACCAACCCGGCTGATCGGCGAAGCCCCAGTCCAGAACCATCGAGCCGTTGTAGCGGCTGACCATGCGATTGCTCTGCACGGTCAGGAAAGCCTGAAGCTGGGAGATGCCGCGATGCTCGGGGATGTAGCAGAGGATGCCGAGCACGGTGTCCTTGTCCCACAAGAACTGGCTCAGCGACGCGCCCTGCGTGGCGGAGAGATCTATGGTAATGGCCGTCGTCGCTCCCGCAGGACCGGGAACAAGCTTGATAGGATTTGCTGAAAAGACTTTGTTCACGGTATCGACCGCGTAACTTCCCCCGGCTCCTGCAGAGCTAAAGCTTACGTTCAGATCGGCGATGCCAGAGTCAAACTTGACGACAAGACGGCCGGGAAAGTTTTTGTTCAGCCCCTTGACGCGGCGCTCAAAAGCCTCCTGGCGATTAAAAGCTTCCTGAATCTGCAAAGGAAGATTTCCCAGATTTTCTGCGCTAAATGTCGTATCCATAGAGTCCTCAGTCGTCCTCGTCCATATCGTCTGCCATTGCTTCGAACTTACCGCTCTCGGACATCTTGACCGAATAGTCTTCGATATCGAGCGTGTGGTGCGCTTCCGTGCCTTCAGGATACTTCCGCGAGGAGGAGGACATTCCTTTGACCTTTCCTCGGATGACCACTTCAACCATTTCTCCTAGCTCGAGATCGTCGAGCATACCGCGAGAGGGGAGGTCGAGATATAAACAGGGCTTGTAGTCCGACGAGACCCCAGGCTCAGCTACCGAAATCTTCTTTACTTTCTTGGTCATAACTCTTGTCCTATAGATAAAGACTAGGTCGCACGTCCTTGGGAAGACTCCAACCACTCAGCCCAGGTAACAACATCAATAAGGCCGGCCTTTACTCGAGCCTCAACCCCATTTAGATACGCTAGTGTATTGGCTTCACTCCAGACCCCGCTACTGCCGGCAGCGGCCGTCTGATGCATGTAATGCGACATGGTTGATCCGAGCTTGATCGCTTCGTCAACATCAGCCAGCGCGGCAGCACTAGTAACAGTATTGTGCAGCTGTCTACTGAAGACGAACTGAAGATGTCCAATTGTCCCGGTTTCATCGAATTGGTTAGTGGACATTCCATTGCCCACGCCAGACGGTACTTCTGACCCAAGCCGTGCTGCAATAACATCTGCATCTACGAAAGCCTGCTCGCAGCGCTGCCGTATCGCGTAGCTGTTACCAGCCGACCACGGATTAGTCTGCGGGATACACTGCACTCTTGAGCCGAGCACGGTACCACCCGCATCCACACAAGCGCGTTGTGCTCTGAGAATGTCAGTTGTGATTTGTTCGGCAGTCGTGTACGATGCGTCGTCGTATCCAATGTTGTTCTGGGCAAACTTGCGCGGACCAAGGTCCCAGCCAGCCGCAAGCAAGGCCGTGAGATCCGACTGCGTCATGCGACCGCTGCCAAGATTGTCCCACGAAACGAACATTGTTCCGACAAGCCCGCGGGTAGCCATAAGAGGTGCTACGTAGTCGCGAACCGAAACGTACTGCCCGTCAAAAGATAGGAGCAGCGTCGGGCGTGCCGCATAGCAGAGCTCAATTCCCCCTATCCAGAACGGGGCCTCACTTGCAGTGCCATATCGCTGAACGATGACTCTTGTCACGCTGGCGGTCGTCCACGAAGTAGCGGAAGCCCCACCACCGTAGGTGACTTTAGAACGTTCACCAGCAATGAAGTACCACTGGCCTGATCTGGATCCACTAAAATTGGCTACGCACGTAGCGAAACCCCCAGACGTATCGCCTGGAGTTGCGCCGAAGTAAACCCCAAAGCTCACACTGACAGGAACTGGCGCAGTCTCGTGATCGAGTACTTTCACCCACAGCCCTATTCCCCGGGTCTGGCTGGCCGGTATTACCGGCGAAACATCTTTTGTAAATTGCACAAAAGATGAGGAGATGGTTGGCTGCACCATCCGCAAAGAGCCGAGCGTCGAACGCGGCGATGGCATAGCCGGATCGAAAGCAACGCTGCCTCCTGTGCCTACCGAGACGGTCACTCCAGTAGCTGTAGAACAGTCAAAGGCTGTCGTATTTGCCGTAGGCCCGCCAAAACCAGTCCTAACAAGCGCACGAGCCATTATACGGGTCTCCAGAGTGCCATAACCTTGTTATCATCTGCGGCGTTAGAGCAGGTGATTGTCAACGCACCTTTAAGGTTGCGCGCGGCATAAAACGGAATGTGCCCCACAAATGCGGCAGGGATCGTGTAGCTCAACGCATTACCAGCTTCATCCGCAAAACCCGCAATTACGCAAGTTCCTGTCAAGGCGGTATGCACGTGGATGCCGAGCAGAAACGTATCATCGGCTACGCCACCGCCGAGAGTCACAGCCGCAGTTGTGCTGATGATTGTAGCATTGCATTCGTTTTTGATTACATCGTAGTTGTTGTTCGTCGAACTGGTGTTCCGTTCGCCGCCGATCTGGCCTTTCTCGTTGACGTCGCGCGCACCATTGGTGCTCATCTGTACTTCACTTCCAAGGGGCAGACTCATGCTTGAACTCCACTAGATTCCATTGCAGATGCTGACATCGAGTGCAAATAATGCAGTTGTCCGATGTGGGTGACCTCGTTTGAGAGGTCGTGATCAACCCAGATTTTATATCCAGCATTTTCCATCGCTTCGCACATAGACCAATCTTCACCTTGGTAGGTTTTCAGATCCTTGCGCCAGAACATATCGAAAACGCCTGCACCAATGTTACGAAACACTCCCATGTGGACGAGCATCATTCCGGTGCCTACGCGCCAGACTTGCTCAATCCCCGTCCTGCCGAGGGATTGCACGATCTCGCCCGCAACTGTCGGACCTTTCACCCTGGCAGTAGGGTTAGTCGGAATTGTCTTGGTTACACAATTCACCGCAACTATGTCCTTGCCATGAGACAGCAACTGATGCAGGGCCTTCCGTGGGAACTTGTGGTCAGAATCAACCATGAACAAATAATCCGCGTTGGTTTCCAGCGCGTGGTTGACAGCCTCCATTCGCATGCGAGGCAACATCGAGCCGGTCGAGGCAAAGAGCTGGAGCTCTTGGCTTTTCGTCTGGCCGATGCGGAACTGCAGTCCAGCGGTCATCAGGTGGCATAGGGAAAGCCCGAAGTCCGTAATCCAGATACCGGGGCTAGGAACCGCTACGCAGATCTTCAGGTGCTTTCCGGCAAACGTGTCTAGCAAATGCATCTTAGGTGTGCTCCAGTTAATGGGGTGTGCAATTAACCGCACATGAATTACACACCCCAACCGCTACATTACGGATACGTCATGTTGCTGAGCCACTTGCAAGTCTTGGCGTGGTGCAGCTCGAGGCCAGCTTCGGTCAGCCACTGACCCTTGACGGTGTCTGCATCATTGGCCTGAATGTTGTCCTGGAAATCCGTATCGCGGAGATAGCGGTATTTCAAAACAGTCGGGTCGATGATCAGCATGTCATTGGTGAAGCGGCCGTGCGTGTTGAACAGCGGATGGGTTTTGAGATAAATCTCACCCTGCGGCAGTACCCAACGCATCAGCTTCATGCCATACAACGTGACGTACCTGTCGAAGTTGATACGGGTGTTGGTCGCGGCATTGGCCAGCTTGTTCAGGGTGTTCAGCGCGTTGTTTCCGCAGAAGCCGATCCGTTCGCTCCCCGCCTCGGACTCGTAATCCCACACCTGGTAGATGTTGTCGAGCATCGAGTTGACCGTCGGCGTCGTTGAGAACGCGTAGATCGACGAGGAGTTCCCGGCTTGAAGTTGCTGCAGAATGCCGCCCGTCGTGCGCTGCGGCTTGCCGTTCGCGCCCGTGGTTTCCGACTTCTTGCCGAAGATGAACGCGTTTTCCAGCGCGACCGAGTGGTCGAACATCTTGCGCTTGCGATCGTTCTTCAGCACATCCCCGGTCCGCATCTTCGTCTTTGCCAAGGTCTTCGTCTGCTCGTAGGCAGTCTTGAAGATCTGGCAATAGTTGTTGAACTTGGTCGGGTTGCGCGTCGTGACGTTCGGCGAGGTCGTGCCTTCTGCGAAGGTGTTGCCGATCTTCGTCAGATAGACACTGTTCGCGATCGGCGCTGCGGAGGTGCCGGCAAAGGCCCGTGCGACCACGATCACCGAACTGGAGGTGATCGAGCTCACGACGACGAGTTCGTGGTCGTAGGCAGCGGATGCAATCGCCTTCTCAACCAGGAGGATGTCGCCGGGAACCAGGTCTTGGCCGTTCTGCGCGCCAGCGGTCGTGACGGTCAGGGTCACGTCGGTGGTGGAGTAGCCCGTGGTGAAGAAGGTTTGAAGGCGAACCTGATTCAGTTCTTCTTCCCACCAGGCGAATTCGGGGTCGTCGGTCGACTCCGATCGCATCTTCGACATCAGAGCGGTAAGAGGCGCCATGCCGTTAGGCGAGCGCCAAAGGATCATCTCCCGAAAGTTCTTCGGGCGTTCATCGGTGCCCATGTCACCGGTACCGCGAAGGCCAGCAATTGCCATGATTAGTCGTCCGTATCAGAGATTAGTTCTTCAGCCAACACTGCAAACTTGTTGGTGCTACCAGCCTGCCGGGGAAGCGGAGAAGCTCCACCAGGGGCAGCGGGCGGTGGGGGCAGATTAGCCGCAGGCATTGCCGGAGAAGGCTGTTGCACCCCCGGGTTCAGGCCAAGCGACAACATTGCTGCTGCTCCCACCTTTTCGATAAACTCTTGTGCGGTGGCCTTGGGATTGAGGTTGCGAAACGCCGCGCCGAACTGCTGGACGGCCTGCCGTCCTTGCGGAGTGTTCAGATCCTGCCACTTTCCGAAGAAAGCCGCTTCGCCCTGCTGCGTCACTTCACGCTGTTTCAGGTGCGATTCAAGGATCTGAGGCAGAATGGACATGATGCCATAAGTCACGGCTTCGGTCACATTCAGCTGCAGATCCGCTGCCAGTTCCGGCAGAACAGAGCCAGGGTCAGTCAGCGCCTTCTCGGCCATTTCTTCGTTCAGAGCGTATCGTTGCACCAACGTGTTGCGCAGAGTTGATCGCTGCGCACTGAGATCGACGGGCGGCTCGGCCGTAGGCTGAGGTTCGGTCGCGGGTTCCGCTGTCGGTTCTTGGGCCTTGGGCTGCTCGGGAGGCGCTGCCTGAGGCTGCTGGGCGGGAGCGGGTTCGGCAGGCGTCGGTACTGCTTCGATCTTGGGCGTCGGTGCTGCAGGAGTATCAAGCTCTCCCGCCGGAGTATCTGCGTCCAGATCACCCCAATCGGCGCCTTCGTCAGAAAGCAGTTCGTCGGCCATGCCTTGCCACTTGTCCGCTGACGGAGACGGGTCAGTACCTGCACCTGCTCCGGGATCGGTACCATCAGAAGAGGCTTCCTGAAGTCGGTACTTGAGGATCTTCAGACTCATTTAGTTGCTCCAGAAGGTTAGTGATGTAATCCGAAAGTACTTCAATCTCGGTGTCGATGTCGAGGAAAGCTTGCTCGCGCCCCTCGATATTGCCCTTGTCAAATTCCTGTGCGATCAGTTCTTCTTGCGTACGACAGCGAGTGCGGATGATCTGACTTGCGCGGACATCCATTATGTCCTGGTTGATTGCCCGTGCCAGCTTCCATCCTTCAGACTCTTGTAGGGCTCGGAGAAGCCGTAACCTTTCCTGCGCCTGCGTTAGGTCGTGCGGTGTTGCCTCGGTTAAGCTCACTTAGGCCTCCTTGAGAAAGTGCGACCATGTCACCGCCGAGAGCAGCTTTGCGGAGTTGCTCATCCGGGGAGACTTTAATCTTAAACTGCTGGATGTTTTTCACCCCAGCAAGTTGGGCTACGTGGCCAAAGATCGAGTTAACATCGTACTCGGCCATGATTTGCGGGAACTGCGCCATTTGCTTCATCAGCTCGCCGAAGACCATCGCTTGCGCTTGGCGATCGACTGGCATCGTGCCATCAACCGGAACGAAGTCATACGCGCCAGCGATTAGCTCAGGAGTAACA